ATCTTCAAGAATATCTTTAATAACAATATTCTTATCTTTTGGAATTGTAACGTTTGGGATGTTAGTCCAATACAATCTACGTCTTGATTGAGCCGAAACTAAATTTGAATTTATTTCAATCGGCTCGACTCCAAGATATTCAGTAATAATATTTTTAGAGTCTTTATTCATGACCACGTTTTCAAGAAGAAAATATTTTGGTTTGCATTCTTTTAAAATTCTTACAAACTCAAAAAATAATTTACTTCTTGGGTCATCAAAGTTTAAACGGTTACCGCTTCGGCTGAAACCTTGGCACGGTGAACCCGCTATAAGTAAATCAATATTTAAATCTTTTGCATTTACTTTTGTTACATCCCCTAAATGAATTGTATTAGGAAAGTTTTCTTTTGCTACTTGGATAGCGTACTTATCAATTTCACTTGCATAATATTTAGTGACGTTCGCCCCTACTTTTTGCAATGCTAATTGACCGCACGACATCCCGTCAAATAATGACAGTACGTTCATAGTCGCCCCTTCTCTGTATTTTATGATTGATTGTTAACTCGCCCCTATCTGTAAACGAAGGGACTTAGGTCGCCCCTCGCCCCTTCGCAATTACAGATTTAAGGTTTCGAGAAAAAAAGCCGTAACTCGTTTTTATAAATTTCAAGATTATTTCAAATTCATTTAATAGGGCTTGAACCTAAAAAAATTTATAAATTCGTTGTTAAGCTTTTTTTCAAGTAGTGAACATATGAAATTCACTATCAAGATACATTTAGATTTTATCGTTTTTGAGCTTTTGAGGCTTTTTAAAAATTTTTAAGCTATTGGGCCTAAAATGTTTTTTACCTCACGTAATTTATTTAGAGCGTCTTTGTTAACGTCTAACTCTCTAAATTCCTTGTTAGTTGAATTGATGTAATAGAATAAATCCATTTCACCAATTTTAATATTAACGCCTTTTGATTGCGAATAATAATACTCGTTTTCTAAAAAGCTTGTGATGTTGCAAGGCGTTTTACGGCCCGTCACAATCTCGGTTATTTTTACGATTTCATTTAATGTCATATTTACCTTTTCTGTTGTGTTGTTATTGAGCGTCTAAAACAAACCCGCTTTCAAAGTCCGTTTTTGCTTTACCTTTTGCGATAAGTCCACAAATTGAGTTTTTTAAATCTAAAAATCTCAAGTCTGTTTCATCCGCATTTATAACTTTGAAACCCTTAAAAGTTTTGGGTAAGTATTTTCTAAAAACAGCGGATATATTCCCGCCAAGTTTTAAAACGTTAAACGCTTCTTTTTCGTTATCTTCATCTAAGCTAAAAGTTAAATGATAGTTCTTAGGCATTTCACCATTCAAAAATTTTAACTGTCTTTTGTATATTTTTGTATAGTCATAAATTATTAAATTTGGAAACAAATCAAAAATTGTTTTGCCTTCAAATCTTTTATTTTCCCAAGATATATCACTCAAGCCGTTAGGCCTTAGACATGGTATAAACCCGTTTTTTTCACAGTTGATAACAAAGTTTTTAATTTCATTAATAAACTGTTTTAAAAATGTTTCGGGTTCTTGTATTAGCCACCTAGTTTTATTGATACGTCCTAATTGTACGTTACTAAAAGCCCCGTGACCGCTTGTATTTAAACAAACGTCCCGACACTTTCCCGCCATTGGACAAACGTTAAAACCACTTAAATTTGAAGGAGCAAGATATAAAATGGCTGTCTTGTATCCAAACTTTTGGCCCTTCACGGTTTTGGCGTTGTTATCAATATTTAAAAGTTTTTTAGACTTTTTAAATGGTAGTAGTTTTTTCATATTTACCTTTTCTGTTTTGATAAAAAATAAATGTATCTAGATAGTGAATGAAGGGCCTTAAAAGTGAGAGCGATTAAAATTTAATTATAATGTAAGTCTCTAAAAAATCTTAATGACCCAATTATAATCATTGCGAAGCCTATCCACGTTTTAAAATGTATCGCAACGATAACACCTAAAAACATGAGAGCAAACGACAACGCAAACGTGACGGCTAACATTACAGCATTAAACATATTAACGCTCGACTCTATAACTTGTCTTGGTTAACTTACTTTTAAAATAATCATATTGTGAATTGCTACACATATACATTATATAATTATTCTCATCCTTAACTTGTTGCCATGTAAATTTATTTTTATTGATAGCATTATTAAAAACTTTTTTAATATCACTATCGCAAAAAATAGTTTCATCAATATGGCTTTCAGCTTTTTTGTCTTTTAACTTATAAACCTTGTCGGCTTTTTCTATATCTTGTCTTGATTTAAACGTTTTTAAAATTACAACATTATTTATCATATTTACCTTTTCTGTTGGCTCTCACTATTAAGGCCCTTCAAAAAATATTCATAATTAAAATTAATTAATTACTTTCGGTCAAATTATTTCATTCGTCCTAGCCACGAAACCAGAGGTTAACCCCTACGTTATTTTGTCAGTTGAGTTTATTTCTACTAGCTTAATCTCGTAACCAATAAGATATTGATTTTGTAAACTGATTAAATTTTCTAAATTACTCACGGCCATTTATTTATATAGATTTAAATCAAACTCTCAAGCGGTTTAATCAATTCTATAAATCTAATTTATATAATAGAATAAGCCTTAATTACTGAGCTTTTGAGGCAGTTTAGAATCATTCTAAAATCCAGGTAAAGCAATAAAAATATCAAAATTACAAAAAATAGACAAATCAGCAAAATTTAAAAGCCCATAGAAGCCATTAGAAGGCCCTTCAATAACTTTTATGATGTAGGCCCTAGGCCCAAAAAAATGAATTTTTAAGTAAATAGAATAATTTAATAAATCTTAAAGTTTCAAAATATTGTCATGATGTTGGCTTGATTGTCTCTTGATGTTGTCTTGATGTTGGGCCTAGCGTTGGCCCTTAGTCATGGTCATGGTGTTGGCTTGATGTTGGGCCTTGTGTTGGCCTTGAGTGTTGGCCCTAGGTTCTAAGAGTTAAGAAAAAAAATAGACCCCACCGAAAAGACAAAGCCAAAAAAAAACAAAAAAGAGAGAACAAAGTAAACCAACGGTTAATATAACCGATTGAAACCTAGAAAAAACAAGTAGAACAAACCAAGAACGCCCCGCAAATTACACGCCTGGGGGGAAAACGCCCGACTTTATTATAATGATACCCTTTCGCATTTTTTTGGCAAAATATAGGGGCATATAACCCAATAACAACAGTTCAATTAACATTTAGTCTCCTTTAGTATGTAATATGTGGTATGTGCGATGTCAGTATACTTATAGGGACATCTTACCCCACTGGTTCTAATAAGGGGCCTTATCAAATCCACCTGGTAGACCTAGGTTTTTGACCAACTGCACTTTCCATGAACTTATCTAATTCAACCTTTAATAAGTCGTTTTTATGTTCATTAAATGACAATTCCTGGTCTCTATCCATACGTTCAGTCCAATATGCTACTGCAATAGACAATGCGTCTATAGCATCATCGTGTTTAATAGCACCTTTGTCTTTAGTTATTCTAGTCATCTGTTTAAATAGTTGATGGTCTGGGTCTAACTTAAAGTCTTCTTTAATAATCTCTTGAGATACAACTAATCTGTGTTGGTTCATGACTGGTTCTAACGTATCTATAATACGCAGCTCTTTTTGTTTAGAATGTCTTACTTCTTCTATTGTGCAAGGGTGTATTCTAGACATTATAGGTTTTAGTAAGGCTGTAGCCATACCATCACCAAAGTTACTTTCAATAACCACATAGTTAACATCTTGTTCTTTAGCTATTTGACTCAATCTTTCTAGTGTCTCATCGCTATAACCACCTTTTAATGCTCCACAGTGAGTCAGGTATAGCACTCCATGTAACATCTTGACCACTGAGTACCCAGTACGGTCAGCACCTCTACCAGAGGGGTCTATGGACATTACTGAGCCTTCAAACTTAGCATGTTCGGGGCTTGTATACATAGGGCCTACCCAATAGTCACCTTTTAGGCCTACATTAGGTAATTCACTGTCTATACTCTTAATTTGGTCTGTACTAGAGGCCCATTGTATCTTTGCGGGAGCCTCTTTCCATGAAGATAACCCAGATACTACAATTAAGTCATTTAATTTTAATGGATAT